TGTAAATTATATCGCATATCGTCCTTGACTTTTGTTATAAATCTGTTATATTAGTGTTATGGAAATTACTGACCAAATCATGCAGCATCTGCCATGGAAGCGCAAATCCACGCCTAGCGGTTGGATAAGTTTCAATGCTGTCTGCTGCCATCATAATGGTCACACAGCGGATACTCGTGGGCGTGGTGGTGTTATGCCATCACCAGAGGGTGGTATCACTGCGCATTGCTTTAATTGCCATTACACTGCTTCTTGGCAACCTGGCAATCGTCTTTCATACAAGATGCGCCGTTGGATGTCTTGGCTTGGCATTGCCGATGACCAGATCAGCAGATTAAGTTTATTTGCGTTAGCACAGTCCACGCCAGATGCACCACGAGTTGAATCACGTGAATTACCTACCTATGAACCACGAGACCCATGTCCTGGTCGTCCTATTACAAGTTGGTTAAATGATGGATATATCAATGAAAACGATTATAACAGTCTTGAAATGGCTATCAATTATCTTGATTCTAGAGGTTTTAGTGATAAGTTATCTGATTTTTACTGGACAGACGACCCTTCTTTAAGAAACCGTGTGCTTGTTCCATTTACTTGGAAAAACAAACCAATGGGTTTCAGTGGGCGACTGTTTGAAGATGGTAAGAAGAAGATAAAATACTTTTCTAACTATCCAAGCAATATGATTTGGGGTTATGACAAGCAGAACAAGGATGCAAAGTTTTGTATTGTAGTTGAAGGATTGCTTGATGCAGTTGCTATCGGTGCGCTTGCTATTTGTTCGAACGAAATCAATGATGGACAGGCTCAAGTTATTGAAACACTTGACCGTGATATCATTGTTGTGCCTGACCGTGATAAGGCTGGCATGGCAATGGTAGATGCTGCGTTAAAATATGGTTGGAGTGTAGCATTTCCTGATTGGGAGACGGGTATTAAAGATACTGCAGATGCTGTTGCCAAGTATGGTCAATTATTTACTATGCGCAGCATTTTAAATAACGTTCAAACTAGTAAACTAAAAATTCAATTGGTATCTAAAAAATGGTTTTATTCTTGAAAAACGTTTTTTGCCGTGTACTTTTCAAACGCAGATAGTAATTTTTCTTTGTTTGAACTTTTTGGAGCACATAGACCACAAAAACAAGTGCTGTTGGCACATTTAATAACTGGTAATCTTTTATTGACCACAAGTGTTTTTAAATCTTCTATTATCTTTGCACTATCTTCTAACTTTCCAATAGGACCAATTTCACTATTAAGATTCATTTTACAATCTCTGTTTGTAAAAATTTCACCTGTTACTTGTTTAATGGATAGAAAAAACCAATTTACCGTGCAATGCCAATCTTTAAAATTATTGCCTACTACAAAACCTTTTCTTTCTTTAAAATTTCCGTTTGTGCACAATTGTCGTCCACCACAGCATGAGCGACCATAATCACTTAAATCATTATTGTCAGCTTCATCTTTTTTCACAGGTTTGTCAAATTTTACTTCGCCGTGTGATCTAGAATTATAAAAATTTTTGAACCATTCTACTTGACTATCACTATAATTAAATTTAACATCGGATAACTCATGATCCAACTGTCTTGGTAAATTTTTTATATTATTGGTATTGCAGAAATTTATCATTGATAAGCAATCATCCCAGTTATCTGTATTGGGATGCATCAATACTATAACTTTGATTCTTTTATTTTTATTTTTTAAAAATAATAAATTCTCTCGCAATTGGTTTCGTTGATTTTCGGTGGATTCTGTATGATAACTTATTGTAAATTCATCAATGTCATTGTATATTTTTTCTAATATTTTATGACTTAAAATAAGATTTGTAGTAGTAGTAATATCTAAATTCCAAAAATCTTTATATTTTTCGTGTCTTAATCTTGCCTCTTCAAGAATTTTATCAATGTTAGGATAATACATTGATTCGCCACCATATATGTTTAATGTTACATTTCTTAACCACTTGGGTTTTAATTCCATATAAACATTAACATATTCAAACATAAAATCAATCGTGGCAAGGGCAGTTTCTAAACTTGGGTGTGGCATAATGTTATAATGTCCACCGTACAACCCAGACCTACAATAACTACAATCTAGGTTGCACTTCATTGTTAACTCCCAATCTAGTAAGAAACTTGGTTTACTTGATGGAGTTATTGCTGGTTCTAGTAGGTCAAAATCAATCATGCGGTATTTAAGTGAATATATATTTGGTTGAGAGATTTGTCATAATTTTAGTGACAATGGATAAAAAATAACATATAATCTAAACATGGCAAAAACATACGATAGCGCAATACAAAAATTGTTTGTTGAGATGATGTTGAGTGATCCACAGAGTTATGTGCGTGTTCAAAACATCTTTAACCCAAATAACTTCGACCGTAGCCTAAAGAGTGCAGCAGAGTTCATTAAAGAACACTGTGAAAAACATACTGTTATGCCGGTGGTCGAGCAGATCAATGCTGCCACCAATAATACATTTGCTCAAGTTCCTGGTATGACAGATGATCATACATCTTGGTTCTTAGAAGAGTTTGAAGATTTTACCAAGCAAAAAGAACTTGAGCGAGCCATTCTTGCATCAGCAGATTTACTTGAGAAAGGTGACTTTGGTCCAGTTGAGAAACTTATCAAGGATGCTGTTCAAATCAGTTTAACTAAAGACCTTGGTACCGATTACTTCGCTGATCCTCGTGCTCGTCTAATGAAGATTAAAGATAACAATGGTCAGGTATCTACTGGTTGGAATGCACTTGATCAAAAGTTGTTTGGTGGATTTAACAAAGGTGAATTAAATATCTTTGCTGGTGGTTCAGGTTCGGGTAAATCACTGTTCATGCAAAACATTGCTGTCAACTGGATGCAACTTGGTCTCAATGGTGTTTATGTCACACTAGAACTTAGTGAAGAACTTACATCCATGCGTATTGATAGTATGGTTACTAATATCGCCAGTAAAGATATCTTCAAGGATATTGATACCGTTGATATGAAGGTTGTTATGATGGGCAAGAAGAGTGGTAGATTACAAATTAAGTATTTGCCAGCCCAAAGCAATATTAATGATGTTCGTTCATATGTCAAGGAACTGCAAATCCGTAGCGGTCGTAAGGTTGATTTTATCATGATCGACTATCTTGATCTGCTCATGCCTGTTAGTGCCAAGGTTAGTCCAAGTGACTTGTTTGTCAAAGACAAGTATGTGTCGGAAGAAATTCGTAACTTTGCTAAAGAAATGCAAATCTTGTTGGTTACAGCATCACAGTTAAATCGTGCATCTGTGGAAGAAGTAGAGTTTGATCATAGTCATATTAGTGGTGGTATTTCTAAGATTAACACTGCCGATAATTTATTTGGTATCTTTACTTCTCGCAGTATGCGTGAGCATGGCAAGTATCAATTGCAGATTATGAAGACTCGTTCATCTAGCGGCGTTGGACAAAAGGTTGAACTTGAGTTTGACATTGATAGTTTACGCATTCGTGATTTGCCAGACGATGGCGAAGGGCATCAATTTAAGAAACCTGTTAGCAGTATATTTGATGGTGTAAAGAATAAGAGCACCGTAATACCGAATGTCGAACCCGAAGAAAGTGGCAAGATTGTGGCAGATGTAAACAGCAGCAAACTAAAACAAATGTTAGCCAACATTAAAAAAACTTAAATAACATATGATTTCCTTTCACGATATAAGACATTTACATATGGAATTTAGTTCTCAGTGCAACGCTAGGTGTCCGCAGTGTCCACGAAATCTGTTTGGTTATCCATTTAATATGGGTTACGTGGAAACAAATTTAACTTTGGAACTTATTAAAAAAACTTTTAGTCCACAGTTTATATCTCAACTACGAGGATTATTAGTCAACGGAAATTTTGGTGATTTTACTTCTAATTTGGAATCTATTGAGATATTAGAATATTTCAAATCTAGTAATCCATCCTTAAAAATAAGAATAAGCACCAATGGCAGCGCCAGAAATAAAAATTTTTGGAGCGATCTTGGAAAATTTTCAAATACATATGTTGATTTTTGTTTAGATGGGCTTGAAGATACTCATCACCTATATCGTCAAGATACTGATTTTAATAAAATTTTACAGAATGCAAAGGCATACATGGATGGTGGTGGAACAGCATCATGGAAGATGATACGGTTTGCGCACAATGAACATCAAATTGAAGAGTGTCGTGAACTTTCTGAGAAATTAGGTTTTTATGATTTTGATTTAGTAGATCATGGGCGTAATACTGGACCAGTTTTTAACCGTGATGGCACTTTATCTCATATCATGGGTAACTGGCAGGGTGATACCGTTATTGAAAATATTATTACGGATAAAAGTAATCAAAACAAAGAATTTTACATTAAACCTCATATTGTTGGCATGACACACTCATGTTTTACTAAAAATCAAAAATCAATTTATATATCGGCCGAGGGAAAAGAATATCCATGTTGTTTCTTTGGATTTAG